GTAAGTTTTGCGTTTGTTTTATTTTCGTCTACTACTGCTTCTTTAGAAGGTGATAGGAATGCAACACAATCTTTTCTATAATCTGAGATATTAGAAATGATATAGTTAGCAAGATTACCTGAGTTGTCACCTTTACCTTGAAGAATGAATGAAACATCAATTTCATTTGACGATTTAAACAAGTCGTAACCAGCTGCTTTAGCACCAAGAGATGTAGCTGATTCAGAAGTACCTGAAGTACCAAGTGCTAAACTCTCGTATGTGCTGTATTGAGCAACGCCTTCAAAGTGTGCTGTATTAGCAACTTTAACCCAACTTGATTTGTTTTCAATCACTTGCTTGTAGTAATTTGTTGTTCCATCAGGTAGTACAGCAGATTGAGATGTAGCTACATCTTCATAAAGCTCTAGTATAGTACCTGCTTCACCAGTAATAACTCCATCTTCGTCTCTAACTAAGACGTGATAGTTACCAGTTTGCGGTGCTTTACCGAATGAATTGTGGTATTTCCACTTACGTGCCAAACTCAACTTATTTAAATCGTCTTCTGCAAGCTTGTAGTTTGTTCCAAGACCGATTGTGTATTCGTGTGAAGCAATAAGTGAAGTGTTAGCGGTGGCATCACCAGCAGCAGTCAAGGTTCTCTCTGTAAATGTGCTTACAGCAATGTCTTGATATCCAACAGATTCGTTACCAACTTCAACAATATCACCTTCTGCAAAGGTATCAGCTGCTAGAGCAGCACTTGGAAGTACTTCAAATACAATCGAAGATGCATTAAATGCAAGTGTTTGACCGATTTGTGTATTACCAGTTAATCTTGACGCTGCTATATCAGCAACAGCAATTACATTGTTCTCAAACGCAGTATTTTGTACGTATGCTACTTCCAATGAATTACCCAGATCTCCTGGATATAATGCATCGAATGCACCAAAAGTGTGTAGTTGTGTATTTGCACTTGAAATATCACTAGCAGAGGCTGTGACAGCACCGTTATCTACACGAGCTACATAAAGAGCATTTGAGTATGAAAGGTAGTCTGCTGCAACAAAGAATGTCTCATAGTTATCGTTATTTGGTTCGCCAAAACGGTTTACTAATTCATTCTCTGAAGAAACTAGTACTGTTTCACCTACCGGACCCCATCTAAAAACACCAGCAATTGCAGCAGGTGGCGTAGCGATGGCCGGTACCGCGGCTGATGCGTCCACTTCGCGAACTATAACCGAAGGACTTACGGAAAAAGCCATATTATTTCTCCTTTAATATTATCTATTTAAAACTTTTTGTCTAAAATTAGTTATCACAGTTCTATTTATAAAAACAGAAAGGTTGTATTCATTTATCATATCTGCCATGACTCTCTAGCAAAACCATACCCATCGTCTTCTAGTGTTTCATCACCACCATCATCTATAAATCCGAATGGTAATAAATCTTGTTCGATTTGTTCTTCTGTTTTTTGCCTCAAGCGCATCATAGTATTAATATCAGTAAGATCTTTGAAGAAGGCCTGATCCGTTAACCACGAAAAGATAACTAAATTCATTACCAAATCGTCGTGTGCACCAGATTCCGCTTCGTATGATGATCCTCGTTTAGAAAATCGCGATAACTCTTGTATTGTGTTATAATCCTGTAAAATTAACTGATTCTGTTCAATCAGCATTTTTAATATAGAACAACCGATACTTTTAACACTTTTTGTTGTTCTTATTCCATTATCTGTTCTTTTACCAAACCCGCTTGAAATCCTTTTACCAGATCTTCCTGCGTTTTCAGTAAACAACAGATTTTCATAACCATAGTCCATTAAGAGCACATCTGATACTTGTTCACCGATATCATTGATTTCGATGAGTACCGCGCCCTCATTGTACATTAATCCTATTCTATATATAATTGCCGCGAAATCCACTGGTGAGACAGTGTTGTCTCTAAAAGTGCAGACTTGCTTATAAGGCATAGTTGTTATATCTATTACATTAAACGTACTATAATCTAATCCTTTACCACGAGATACGTCAACTGTTATTACATACGTATGATCTTCTAAAGCTGCTTCGTATTGTGTTAAGAATTCTCTTTCTTGTATTGGCCGTGAATAAGCTAATTCTTTTAATTTAGAACCATCAATGAGTGTTCCTGAACTACCTAAAAATTCACAACAATATTCTTGTTTAAACTTTTGTTCGTCATGATCTAAAGCTTCGAGCGTTTCGGCTCTCCATTTTTCATCTCTACCTGGTACATCGTTCCACATTACTTTAGTAAACTCGTAACCATTAGTACCTTCTTCAGCACCTTTACAAGTTTTCCAAAAATGATTTAAGCCGTTGGGGGTGGAGGTCATTAATAGTTTGGTAGATTCACCAGATGAAATAGTAGGATATACAGAAGCGAAAAACTCATCGTAACCTTCAATGAATGCAACCTCATCTAGATATAGGAAATTTACAGACTTACCACGAATAGCGCTTGAAGATGTTGTTCCTGCTAATACTTGACAACCATTCTCTAGTGCTATATTACCCTTATTCCACTCTTCGATACCTTGTTGTAGCCATTTCGGTAACGCTTCATATGCTAACTTGAGCCTACCCATAACTTCTCTAGAAGCATCTCCTTTGTTAGCAAGGATAGCAACAGTCTTAAATTCGTTAAACAATATGTAATGTAATATAACAGCAACAGCAGTAGTTGTTTTACCAGACTGACGAGCCGTTAAAACACAAGCACGTCGATTTGCAAAGATTTTATTGCAAATTTCTTTTTGATAATCATACATGTCAAATGGTACTAAGCCTCTATCAACGTGCACAATCTTAATATAACTTTTTGCAAAGTATATGGGATCCTTAGCACATTTCATAAATTCTTTTATTTGTTCAGGCGTATACTCTATAGCTTCAGCTGATCGCTTGAGATATGAGTTTCCTAAATATCCATTACTCATGTTTTATCTTGTTCACCATTTATCATTTTAAGTAAGTCGGCAGTAGATAATATTAAATTATTATTAGTAACTTCAGTTTTAGAAGGATTTGCTTCTTCTTTAGCATATCTTTTCTTTGTTGACATTTCAACATAATCTTTGTTAGCGTCAAGTAGTGTTTTCATTAAAGTGGATACAACTTCAAAGGCTCTTGGTGACTCAGACTGCTTTGCAATCTCAACCATTTCTTTGATTGACTCATCACCCAAGTTAATAATATTCTCGATATTTTCTTTGGCTAACTCAATATCTTTTAGATTCTCATCAGCCTGGCTATCTACAACTGCGAGAGGTTGTACTACACCTTCTACAGGTAAGTTATCAACTTCCTCGTCTTCAGCAATAACAATAGGAAGAACTTCAGGATCATTCTCTCTGACTCCATCTAATATTGCTTGTTTTCTCTCGTCAGCGTCTTCTAGCGATCGCATGTTAAGAACCTCAGCTATTTTATCTTGTTTCATTATCTATTTATGACCTTCGTTGACCTGTAAATATTAACCACCATCGAAACCATCGACGGCCTTCTCCATAAGCTGCTGATCTTAGTCTGTCGTATTTCATTTAAGGGCGCAAGCTTTTCGTAGCCCAGAAGTACTAAACCTATGATCTCTTTTATTAAAATGCAATTCAATATCACGTTTTCGACAAATATCTTTACCAGTAAACTCTTTGTCTCTATACTCGTCTCCTAAGATACGAACATCAATATGATACAATTCTAACAGATCTAAAAGATCTTGTTCTGTGTTATAAGGTATAATCTCATCGACATATGATATTGCCTTGAGCTGTGTGTATCTTTCAACAATTGTTTGTATGGGCGGGTTCTTGTCTTTTGGTCTATCTTTAGCAGGATCCATTTGTAATCCTACCATTAAATAGTCACACTGAGATTTTGCATCTCTTAACATTTGCACGTGTCCTGCATGTAACAAATCAAATGCGCTGCACGTAAATCCAATTCTACTCATAATATCTCCGTCATCTTATAGATCTAATTATATATTATAACACACTTTGGTGCAAATGTCAACCCCTAAGATGAAGGTGCAGTATTTGCAATCTGAGGTGCGTAATCCCAATCATCGTCATAGTCTATTAAGCTGTAATCAACAGAAAGATCTTGGTCTGTAGTTGCAGCATTATTAGCATCCATACCAGGTTGTAATGTGTAAAACTCTTCTGGCTCAGTATTAGTAGTTGAGTCTGTAGCATATCGTATATCAATAAACTTAATAACTTCACTTGATTTCTCAGGCCCGAAGTACCATGCTTTCATAGTAAAGTTAAGTGTATAAACTATTGCTCTTCGTTCGTCAAAACTTCCTTCGTATACTTCGTCCATCGAAACACCATTTAATATCAAAGGGATATCAATTGGTTCTAAACCAGTCATAAGTCTTACTGTTCGTGTATAGTCTGGATTAAAGAATGGAATAACTTGTTCTAATAACTTAACTGCGTCTTCTTGGTATTTAGTCATAATAAAGAGTTGGAAATCTAAATTATATGGAACACCTGCGTAAACAAACTTACGACCACCTAATGCATCATCAACTACTGTTTTTCTTATTTTAGTAATTGGTGAGATTTTACGTTCTGCATCATACGACATATTTGTCATTTCAAACGACATACGCGGTAAAGTAACAGCAGCTTTTGCTTTATAATCTGGATTTTGATCTAGACGAGATAATATCTTTTGATAAGGCGCATAAGAGATCGGCACAATCATTGTTTGTTGTGTTACTCCACCATTATCAACTCTCTGAACTTGCAATTGATTAAAGTATGTACCAAAAAGGGCAACATATTTGCGTGTGGTTTCGTTATAGAAATAGTTAGCTATGGCCATTAGGTATCACTTATAGTAATGTTTTCAGTAAAGGGATCGCTCTCTGAGAAATCTAGGATGTTATCGCCTTCTTGCTCAAATGTGAAGTTTCTAGCAAGAGAATCACTTCCATCAATTTCTGTATTAGCAAGGTCTTGTAAACTGGTAGTTGATGTAGTATCAATAGAATCAAAGTAATTATCAATATTTGGATGGCCAGTTGAGAATCTCTGTCCACTATATTCTATTAACTCACATCTCATGTCTTGTACTTGTAGAGCACCTGTTTGATAGAATACACTCTCATGTTCAACAAATTTGATTTCAAACATTTTTTCGTTGAGTGGGAAGTATATTAAATCGCCTTCACGAGGTCTTATAATCTCAACAACTTCTCTAGTAACATGTCTTTCAAATGTTCTGTTAGCTACAGTGAATGTAATACTATCGCGTATTTGTAAACCGAATTTAGAAAGGAAATCACCTTCACCTTCAAACCCGTCAACATTTTTAACATATGCTTCAAACTGAAACATCTCATCATATAATGGTAAATCGTCTTCGTTTAAAACATCGTCGCGAGCGCCTATGGTACGTTTAATGTACATAACATCAACACCATACATACGAATACTTTCAATAACTAAGTCATCAATTAAGCTCTGCTCGTTAAAGTTATCGTAGTTTCTGAAGAATACATTAGTTGCCATCTAAACATTATCCAATAAAGTTATAGGTAAGAGGCTGGTAAGAACGAATTGCTTCTTCTTCCATCTTCTCTCGTTCTGCTTTTGCTTCTGAAAGAATCTGTTCTCCATTAAAAGTAACACCGCCAACTAATTGCATTCCGCTGAACTTAGTTAAATTTAAACCCCAATTTTCTCTAACTAAAACAGTTGCATAATTTTGTAACCAACGATCGCCCCAAACATCTGAATAAGTATCACCGTCAATAACATCATAAGCTTCAATAATAATATA